TAAAATTATATCCACAATCTGGTGCAGGAACAGGTTTAGGTTGGACAAGATACGATGACGGTGCTTTTACAGAAGCAAGTAAATTAACTTTAGCTGATGGTGTTTCAATTGAAATGCCAAACAATGCTGCAACTGTTTATAGAAGTTATGACGGAATAGATTACTATAACGGTACAACAAGAAAAGTATTGGCAGATAATCTAAACGATGTGTATTTAATGACTATTGTTTTTAAATGTTCTGCACCTAACGCTAATCAAACATTTTTAAGACTTCAATTAGACGCTACAAATGGAACACCTTACGAAAGGGTTGGTGTAGACATACCGTTCCCAAAAGGTAATGATACCGCACACGAGTTCCACCAAGTATTTCAATACTATGCTGACCAAAACTTTGTAGACAATGGGTCTAATTGGAAAATATTAGCAACAGGCGGTGCTGCCCAAGTTTGGGACATAGTGTTCTTTATTCAGAAAACGCAATCTTATGCTTAATTTTTTAAAACAAATACTTATGGCTAAAAAAACAAAAAGTAAAACAAGTCCAAAGGGCGGAAACAGGGGTTGCTTATGCGACAACGGAACTTATTCAAAAGAATGTTGCAATGGTGATTTACAAAATCAAGGAATAGGTAGCACAGTACAAGGTGGCAGTTCTTCTGTTACAAATATTGACGGAACAAGAACAAAATCTAACCAAAGAGGTTAAAAATTTGTTCAAAAATATAACAAAAAATAATATAAATTGTTTTAATAATAAATAACCCTTATGAGTGCAAAAACGCAAATTAACAAAATCAAGACTTTGCTTGGACTTGAAATAAAGTTAGAGCAAATGAAACTTGAGAACGGTACTATTTTAGAGGCTGAAGCCTTTGAAGCTGGTGCTGAAATTTTCATTGTTAATGAAGAAGACCGCATCGCAGTTCCAATGGGTGAGTATATGTTGGAAGACGGTAAAGTTTTAATCATTACAGAAGACGGTATTATTGGCGAAATTAAAGACGCTGAAGAAGCACCTGCTGAAGAAGAAGCCCCAGAAGTTGAGGTTGAAGTAGAAGCAGAAGCTGAAACATCTACGCCAAAGAAAGTAGTTGAATCAATCACGAAAGAAATGTTCTTTTCTGAAATTGAGAAACTAAGAAATGAAATTGCAGAATTAAAAGCTGCTAAAGTTGAGGTTAAAGAAGAAGTTGAATTGTCTGCTGAAGTTACTGAAGAAGTAAAAGAAGAAGCGGTTGAACTTTCTGCCGAAGAAGCCCAACCATTAAAACACAACCCAGAAGGTGCGGTTGAAAAAAAGCAAACAAACTTATTTGCACAAAAAGCACCTAAAACAACAAGAGACTTAGTTTTCTCTAAACTATTTAATCAATAAAATAATTAAAAAATGTCTACAACTACAAACGTAACCACAAGCTATGCTGGGGAATTCGCAGGAAAATATATTTCTGCGGCTTTATTAAGCGCTTCCACTATTGAGAATGGTGGAATTGAAGTAAAACCAAACGTAAAATTCAAACAAGTAATTAAGAAAATTTCTACTGATGCATTATTAAAAGATGCTTCTTGTGATTTTGACCCAACTTCTACAATTACTTTAACTGAAAGAATTTTAACACCAAAAGAATTTCAAGTAAACTTACAATTATGTAAGTCTGACTTCAGAGACGATTGGGAAGCAGTACAAATGGGATATTCTGCATTTGACAACTTGCCTCCTGCTTTTGCTGATTTCTTATTAGCACACGTTGCTGCTAAGACTGCTCAAAAAACTGAATTAAACATCTGGCAAGGTGCTGATGCTAACGAGGGTGAATTTGACGGTTTAGTTGCTTTAATGACTGCCGACGCAACTGTTGTTGATGTTGTTGGTACTACTGTAACTGCCGCAAACGTAATTGCTGAACTTGGTAAAGTTGTTGATGCTATTCCTTCTGCCGTTTACGGAAAAGAAGACCTTAACTTATATGTTTCTCAAAACGTAGCAAGAGCATACGTTAGAGCATTAGGCGGATTTGGTGCAGCTGGTTTAGGTGCTGCTGGTACAAACGCAATGGGTACACAATGGTGGAATAACGGTTCACTTTCTTTTGACGGTGTAACTATTTTTGTTGCTAACGGTTTAGCTGACAACTACATTGTAGCTGCTGAAAAATCTAACCTATACTTTGGAACAGGTTTATTAGCTGACCACAACGAAGTGAAAGTTATTGATATGGCAGACCTTGATGGAAGCCAAAATGTTAGAGTAATAATGAGATTTACTGCAGGAGTACAGTACGGAATCGGTTCTGACATCGTTCTTTACACACCAGCATAATTCTAACTAACTAAATACAAGGGGTGGGTTTAACCGCCTACCCCTTTTTTATAATCTTTAAAATAAAAAAATATGGCTTGTGATATTTCAGCTGGTAGGTTAGAGCCTTGTAAGGATTCAGTAGGTGGTTTAAAAGCCGTTTACTTTGTCAATTACGATGCCGACATCTACACAGGCGCAACAATAGTAAGTGGTGAAATTACAGGATTTGATTCTGCAATTACACTTTATAAATTTGACCTTAAAGGGGCAAACAATTCTTTTGATGAAACTAACGAAAATTCAAGAGACAACGGAACTTCTTTCTGGACACAAACAGGAACTTTGGTTCTTAAAAAGCAAGACCTTGCTACACAATCAGAATTAAAATTATTAGCTTACGGAAGACCTTTAGTAGTTGTTGAAGACTACAATGGAAACTTTAGAATGGCTGGTTTTGAAAACGGTTGTGAAGTAACTGTAAACACCGCTTCTGGTGCTGCAATGGGTGACTTAAATGGTTACAATATTACTTTTACAGGAACTGAAAAAGAGCCTGCAAGTTTTATTGATGCTACAATCATTAATGATACTACAAACACAACTGTTGTTAGTGGTACATAATTAGATTAGGTTTTAATTGAAAGAAGGGGTAAGTTTTAACAACTTGCCCTTTTTTTTGTTTTTATATTAAACGGACAAAATGATTGTTTTAAGACCAATAGAGACTGCCCAAACGCTTAAATTCATACCTCGTGAATATAATGCGACTAAGGTTGTTTTGGCTGACGAAAGCACAAATACAGAAGTAGAAATAGAAGCTACTTTTACGCAAGATAAATACTATTTAACTGCCGACATTACGTTTAGTTTAATTGAAGGTAGGTTTTACAATTTAACTGTATACAATGTAAACGATATTGTTTACAAAGACAAGATATTTTGCACAAGTCAAAACGTGTTAGATTATTCAATTAACAAAGACGTTTACACAAGCAATGTTACAGATAACGAATACATTATTTTATAATGGACAACATACACATAGTTAATTTAAGTAAGTACACTTCACCAGAAATTGTTGAGGTTAAAAATAAGGATTGGGTTCAGTACGGTGAAGACAATAATTACTTTCAATATCTTATAGACCGCTATCAAGGTAGTACTACAAACAATGCCATTATTAATGGTATGTCTAAAATGATTTACGGTAAAGGTTTAGATGCTACTGATTCTAACCGTAAGCCAGACCAATACGCACAAATGCGTTCTTTGATTAGTAAAGAATGTTTGAAGTCTGCAGTAATGGACAGAAAAATGTTAGGAATGGCTGCTTTGCAAGTTACCTATGATAAAGGACTTGTTAAAAAAGTAACACACTTCCCAATGCAAACTTTAAGGGCTGAAAAATGCAATGAAGATGGTGAAGTAGAAGCGTGGTATTATCACCCAGATTGGTCAAAAATGAAACCAAGTGACCAACCTAAACGCATACCAGCTTTTGGTTTTGGTGGCAAAAAAGGAAACGAATTATATATTGTTAGTAGTTATGTAACAGGTTCTTATTATTACCCGCCTGTTGATTATCAAGGTGCGTTGCCGTATGCAGTTTTAGAAGAAGAAATTGCTGACTACTTAATTAACGATACAATTAATGGATTTAGCGGCACAAAGGTTGTAAACTTTAACAACGGTGTACCAGACAAAGAAAAGCAACAACAAGTAAAATCTGACGTTTTAAATAAACTTACAGGTTCAAGGGGTGAAAAGGTAATTGTAGCTTTTAATAACAACGCAGAAAGCAAAACAACAATAGATGATATTCCTTTAAACGATGCACCTGCACATTACGAATATTTAAGTGACGAGGCATTTAGAAAGTTAATTGTAGGTCATAGGGTTACTTCACCAATGCTTTTAGGTGTGCGTGACGGGAATAGTGGTTTAGGTAACAATGCAGACGAAATAAAGACCGCTACGCTACTTTTTGACAACTTAACAATAAAAGCCTACCAAGAAGAATTTACTGACGCCATAGAAGCTATATTAGCTTTAAACGATATTAGTTTAAACATTTACTTTAAAACAATTCAGCCTTTAGAATTTACAGATACTACGGGAATGGATGCAGAAACTAAAGAAGAAGAAACAGGTGTTAAAATGTCAGTTCATTGTTCTGCAGAAAGTAAAGAAGGAGACAATGAAATTGCACAGGCTTTAATTGATTTAGGCGAAGATGAAGACCTTGAAAATTGGGAATTAATTTCAAGTGAAGAAGTAGATTACGAAGCTGAAGAATTGGAAGACCAAGAGCCAAGTTTATTAAGCAAAATTTGGAACTTTGTAAGCACAGGAACTGCCAAACCTAACAGTAAGTCAAAACAAGACAAAGTTGTTGATGGTGTACCTTATAAAGTACGTTACCGTTATAGCCCTTTACAAGCTGGTGCAAATAGCCGTGAGTTCTGCAAAAAAATGGTTCAATACGATAAACTTTACCGTAAAGAAGACATTATTGCTATGGGTAATAAAGCTGTTAATGCTGGTTGGGGCGCTGGTGGTGCTGCTACTTATTCTATTTGGAAGTACAAAGGCGGTGGGGATTGTCACCATAAATGGCTTAGACAAACCTTTAAAGGTAAAACACAAGGCAATTTAGCAAACCAAGACCCTAACATTTCAACTAACAAGGCTCGTAAAGATGGGTTTAACCCTGTAAATGAAAAAGAGGTTTCTATGAAGCCAAAAGATATGCCAAACAGGGGGTTTAAAAATAAAAGATTTAAATAATGGCTAAAGCACTTTTTATAAGCACCAGAGATATAAAACGCTATTCTATTATGAATGGTAATGTGGACAACGACAAGTTCATACAGTACATAGAAATAGCGCAAGAAATACACATACAAAATTACTTAGGTACTAAACTTTATGAAAAGTTAGAAGACTTAATTATAGCAAACGAAATAAACGACCCTTCTAATAGCGATTATAAGACCCTTTTAGAAACTTACGTTAAACCAATGACAATACATTGGGCGCAAGTTGAATTTTTACCTTATGCGGCTTATACAATAAGCAATGGAGGTGTATATAAACACACCAGCGAAACGGCACAAAGCGTAGATAAAGACGAAGTTGATTATTTAGTTGAACAAGAACGCAATGTAGCACAACACTACACAAGACGTTTTATTGATTTTATGAGTTTTAACCAAGCAACGTATCCAGAGTACAATAATAATGTAAATGACGATATGTACCCAGATACAGATTCAAACTTTACAGGGTGGGTAATTTGAGATATAAAGTAAAAGAAGAAAACATAAAGAAACTTAAATTGTTTTTAAAAAAAATAAACAAAACACATAATGTTAAAAAACCTTATAAACTTAGTTCTTAATTTTTTTGGTGTTAAAAGCACCGAATATGTACAAGAGTCTTGGTGGGGTAATGTAAACGAAGCAAATGGTTGGGGTATAGTATATCCTTTTGACATAGATGGAAGTTGGCTAAGAGTAGATACAACCTTAGAAACAATAGACACAACATACATAACCGCAGATAAAACAATATATTAAATAATGGCTAAACAAACAATTAACATAGGTACTACTGCCAACGATGGTACAGGTGACCCATTAAGAACCGCATTTGACAAAGTAAACAGTAACTTTACAGAACTTTACAACGATGACGCAGGAGATGTAAATTCGGTAAATGCAGGCACAGGAATTTCAGTAGACCAAACAACAGGAGCAGTAACTGTAACAAATGCAGGAACTTTAGACACCACAACAGACAATGGAGCAACAACTACCAATTCAATTACAGTAGGTGGTTTGCACGTTAATAGTACAGGAGCAGTTGAAATGCCAGCGGGAACAGACGGTGAAAGACCTTCTGCGGTAGCTGGTATGCTTAGATTTAACACCACTACAAATGGTTTTGAAGGTTACGATGGTACTGAATGGGGCGCAATAGGTGGTTCAAGTGGTAGTGAAATAAACATTGATAATTTTAGCGGTAACGGTTCAACTACTGTTTTTAACTTGTCTCAATCCGTAGACAATGAAAATGTTACACAAGTTTATATTGACGGTGTTTACCAACAAAAAGATACTTATTCGGTTGTAGGTACTGCAATTACATTTAGCGAAGCACCACCAACGGGAACAAATAACGTAGAAGTTGCAAGTTTTACAACTGTTCAAGTTGATACTATTCCAGACGATATTGTTACTTACGCTAAGTTAGCGACTGAATTTACAACAAGTTCAGCGATTGCTGCTTCAACAATAGATTTTGCCGCTGCACAAGTATTTACAAAAACACTTAGCGCAAATACAACATTTAGTATTACAAACGCACAAATTGGAATGGTTAAGGACTTGTATTTAACAGGCGATTTTACTTTTTCAATTACTAATGGGAAGTTAATTGCAGGAACTTATGACGGTACAGTAACAAACTTTATTCAGATAGTAGCACAAACAAGTTCATCTTTTTGGTATTCAATTTCACAAGAACAAGCATAATATGAAAGCAATAGAAATAAACGGTAAGATAAAAACTTACAACAGACTTCCTAAAAACTATGAAGTTGATGGTACAACCATTGTAAACTTTAATAAGCTAAGTAAAGAAGAAGCAGAAGGTTATGGTTTCTTTGATGTTGTTATGCCTTCTTATGATTCAGTAATACAACAAATATCTAACCTACATTTTGACGGTTCAGTATTTACATACGATGTTACAGATAAAGAATTTGGTCAAGACTTAGATACTTATAAAGCTAACAAGATTAAAGAGGTTAAAAAGAAAACAGGGGACTTATTACAACCTACTGATTGGTATGTAACAAGACTTGCTGAAAGAGCCATTGAAATACCACAAGACATAAAAGACGAAAGACAAGATATTTTAGATAAAGCAGATGCAGCCGAATTAGAAATAGCAGCCTTAGAAACAATCGCAGAAGTATTAAAATACAATATTGTTTTAGTAGAGCCTATTTACCCTTTGGGAGACGAGTTAGTATAACCATAAAAAATTGATATGCTTAATAGATTAATAAATACCAAAGTAGCAGGCGGTGGCGGTTGTACTGATATAGTAGATAATTACGACCCATTTGGAGATTCAAGTGGTGTTGCATTATATCAATTAAATGGCAATGCTAATGATGTTAGTGGAAACTATAATGCTGTATTTACTAACGCATCTTATACAACAGGGGTTTTTGGTCAAGCTGCTAATTTTGATGGAACAAGCAGATATGTAACAACGCCATACTCATATGATTGGAGTGGTGCTGCTTGGACTCTTTCTTTTTGGGCTAAAGTAGATGCTGCACAAGACAGGTATATAATGGGGACTTCTCAAGAAAATGGTCTTGCAATTTCCGCAAGGTCGTCTGGAGTTCTTTTTTTAATTGGTGGTGGTAATGTACCTATAAGTTATAGTTTAGGACAATGGAAGCATTTTGTTTACACTTATGATGGAGTTAATAATGTTAAAGCATACGGAAATGGTATTCAAGTTGAAGATAGAACAGTTACTGTAACAGATTTATCCGATGCTATTGTGCTTGGAAAATATGGAGTAAATTCAGGTTCAAACACCTTTTTTAAAGGTCAAATAGACCAATTTAGAGTATTTAACCAAGAGTTAAATGTATTAGAAGTAGAGGCTTTATATACAGAGGAATTATGTATTTGTGATGGTACAGTAGATACCTTAGACATATTAGGAGACGGTTCTTGTATAGCTACATACCAATTAGATGGTAATGCTAATGATTTAAGCGGTAATTATAGTGGAACGCCTACTAATGTTTCTTATGGCGTAGGAGAGTTTGATTTGGCAGGGGTGTTTGTTTCAAGATTTCAAAGCACAGGCACAAGTCAAATAGATTTAAACGCCGCTATATTAAACGCAACAACCTATACTGTTTCAATGTGGGTTAAACCTAATAATATCTATGATAGTACAACTTTTTATGGTCAGTATGCTGGAAGCGTATCTAACAGACATTTAGTTTCTTTTGGAACTGCTGCAAACAAATTTAAAATAGCTGTTGGGGGTTATACTGAAATAACATTATCAAGCAGTTTTCAGTTAGGAATATGGCAACATTTAGTTGTTTCAAAATCTGCTACTGATTTTAAAGTTTATTTGGATGGGCAACAAGTTGGTTCTTTAGCAAACACTACTGATATTTACAC